TTGTAGTTGAAGATTCTACAAATCCCGATGCAACTCCTTTTGTTGTTAGAGGTGATGGTTCTGTTGGTATAGGAACCACAAATCCAACACAAACATTTGAGGTTGTTGGTAGAGCAGTAATCGGTGTTTCTACACTTGACAACGTAACTGTTGGTGCAGGAAATACTACATTAATTGTAACTGGAACCGCAAGAGTATCAGGTGCTGCTACATTTGGTAATGGAATAACGATTTCGAGTGGAAACTTAAATATTTCTACTGGTACTGCATCTATTAATGCAGGTATGTCTGTTGCTACAGGCGGTAGTGGTGCCTTTAACTATTTTGGTACTTCTAACTTCACTGTTGCTTCACAAACATCGGGAACTTTAACTCTTGGTGGTCCATCACAAACAGGAATACAAACATTCGGACAATCTACACAAACTCATACAGCAAACTATGCTTCTGGTGCATCAGGTGTAGGAACAACCAAGACAATCAACTTTGGAACTGGTGGTCTTTCTAATTCATTTACTCAAATCAATATTGGACCAACTGCTGGTATTGGTTCGGTTGTTATTAACTCTGGAACTAACTTGGGTATAGGAACCACAAATCCAACATCAAAACTTGATGTAGTTGGTGATGGTAGTTTTACTGGTGTTATAACAGCAACGACATTTTTAGGTAGAGTAACTGGTCAAGTAACAGGTAATATCAATTCTTCTGGTGTTTCTACAGCGACATTTTTAAGATCTACAAATATAGATGCAACTGGTTTAGTTACTGCCACTACATTTTATGGAAACATTTATTCTACTGGAATATCTACAATATCAGGATTTAAATTTCCATCATCAGATGGAACCAATGGACAGTTTTTAAAAACTGATGGATTTGGAAATTTATCATTTGCAACAGCTTCTGGGGGTAGCGGAGTAGTAGCTGGATCTGCTACATCAATTGCAGATGATTATTTTACCGCAACTCAAGGACAAACAGTTTTTACATCATCACAAAATTTTACAGGAAAATCTGTTCAAGTTTTTCTAAATGGTATAAAACTCAGAACAACAGAAGATTTTACAATAACTACACCTTCAACAGTTACTTTAGTAAGTGGTGCAAATGTTGGTGATAGAGTTAATATTATTGTATCTTTTGGTAATACATTAGAAGAACAATTTTTTACTGCAACACAAGGACAGATAACATTTTCTCCCAGCGGTTCTTTTGCAAGTCCTAGTAATATTAAAGTATATATTAATGGTATTAAATTAAGAAAAACAACCGATTATGGAGCATCATCTTCTGTTACTTTAGTAACAGCAGCAAATGCTGGTGATGAAATAGATCTAGTTTGTGATAATGCTGAAGATTATTTTACTGCTATCCAAGGACAAACAACATTTACACCAACAAGCACTGATATTACTTCAAGTAATCTTCAAGTATTTTTAAATGGAGTAAAATTAGAAAATAGTATAGACTATAGCATTGGATCTCCTGCTATTAATCTCATTTCAGGATTGAACGCTGGAGATCAAGTTGATATTGTAATTACAAGAACCTAATAAATAGAAAAAAGTAGTAATATCAATGGCAAACCCTGCTTCAAGACAGGAATTAGTAAACTACGCTAAAAGACAGTTAGGATATCCTGTATTGGAGATCAATCTTGCTGATGAGCAGATTGAGGATCTAATGGATGATGCTATTCAGATATATCAAAATAGACACATGGATGGTGTTGAATTGATGTATCTAAAGCATAAAATTACTCAACAATTTCTAGATGCAATTCAAGCAAGAGGGTCTGATAAAACCATTGGTATAACAACAACTACAGGAACAGCCAATATTACTGGAATAGGAACGACAACTTTTTCTTTTGAAGAAAATCAAAACTTTATTCAAATTCCAGACGCAGTTATTGGTGTTGAGCGCGTATGGAAATTAGATAATCGCGCAATCAGCACAAATATGTTTAGTGTTAACTACCAACTATTTCTTAATGAAATTTATTGGTTTAGTTCAACTGAACTTTTAAATTATACAATGACAAAGAGATATCTAGAAGATATTGATTTTATTTTGCATCCAGATAAGCAAATTAGATTTAATAGAAGACAAAATAGGTTATATCTAGATACTGATTATAGTAGTATGAAAGTAGATGATTATATCATTATTCAATGTTATAGAGTTTTAAATCCAAATCAATTTACAAAAGTATATAATGATCCATTTTTGAAGAAGTACTTTACTGCTTTGATGAAGAGACAATGGGGACAAAACCTAATTAAGTTTAGGGGAGTAAAACTTCCAGGTGGAGTTGAATTAAATGGGCGAGAAATTTATGAAGATGCTGTAAGAGAAATTGAAAAACTTGAAGAGCGTATGACTTATGAATACGAACTTCCACCTTTAGATCTTATTGGATAATGTTAAATCCATTCTTTACTCAAGGTACAAAAGCTGAGCAAACTCTTGTTCAAGAGTTGATGGATGAACATATCAAAATTCATGGGATAGAATTTATTTACTTGCCAAGAATTTTTGTAAACACCAAAACTATAATGCGTGAAGTTTCGACTTCAAAGTTTACTAGATCTTTTCCAATTGAAGGATATATTCAAAGTTATGAAGGATTTGCAGATCCTTCAAATATCCTATCAAAGTTTGGTGTTAGAACCACTGCAGAAATGCAAATTGTTATTTCGCAGAGAAGATTTGAGGATGGTATTGGTCCTCTATATGAATCAATCGTTGAATTGTCAGACAATCCAAAAAGACCCTTAGAAGGAGATTTAATTTATTTTCCTTTATCAGATACTCTTTTTGAAATTAAATTTGTTGAGAATGATCAACCAGCATTCTTTCAATTACAAAAAAACTACACATATCTTTTGAAGTGTGAAATATTTGAGTATGAAGATGAAATTCTTGATACTCAAATTAGTGATATTGATGATGAGTTTGCATCTTTTGGATACAATGCAACTCTCACCTTTGTTGGTATTGGATCAACTGCTGCTGCATTTACATCTCTAGTTGATGGTGCTGTTCATACAATTACTATCCTTAATGAAGGAACAGGATATACTGCAGATCCTATAGTTAGAATTGCTCCTCCAGGTATAGGTAGAACAGCACAAGCAGTTGCAATTACTACAGAAAATAGTAGTGGTACAAGATCGCTACAAGCGATCTATGTTACAAATACTGGATATGGATATACATCAATACCAACAGTTCAAATTATTTCTACAGATGGAAATGGAACTGGAGCAATTGTAGTAGCAGGCATTGGAACAACTGGTTCAGTTGGAGTTGTAACAATAACTACTGGTGGTCAAAACTATGTCTTACCACCAACAATTACATTCACTTCCGCACCTTCTGGTGGAGTTACCGCTATTGGAACTGCGGTTCTCAATACGCAAAATAATCTATCAGCAATCAGAATTATCAATGCTGGTTATGGATATACGCAAGTACCAACAATTACAGTATCTGCTGCAGGAACTATTGGTGTAGGAACATATCAGTTTGGAGATATTATCAGGGGAGTTTCTACTGGTACAACAGCAATTGCAGCATCTTGGGATAAACCAACTCTAACAATGAGGGCACGCAGTTTGACTGGTAAATTTGCTCCAGGTGAAATGATCATTGGCGCAGGAACTACATTTGGTAGTGTTGCGTACATCCTAAATACAATCAACTATGATGACGACGATCCATTTGAGCAAAATCAAGAAATTCAATTCGCAGCAAGTACAGTTCTTGATTTCTCCGAAAGCAATCCATTTGGTGAGGTATAATAAATGTTAGGATCATATTTCTATCACGAAATCATTAGAAAGACAGTTATTGCTTTTGGCACACTATTCAATAATATTGAAATTAAACACAAAGCAGATGACACAGATCAAACGCTGAGTATTATCAAAGTTCCAATTGCTTATGGACCAATTCAAAAATTCTTAGCAAGAATTGAAGAGCAACCAAACTTTGAAAGAACTGTTGCTATTACATTGCCAAGATTATCATTTGAGATTGTATCATATCGTTATGATCCTTCCAGAAAGGCATCTCCAATAACAAAATTCTGTGGAGTAGAGAATAACAAAATTAAAAAAGTTTTCATGCCTGTTCCATATGACATTGGATTTAGATTGAGTTTTGCTTCTAAACTACAAGATGATTCTCTACAAATTTTAGAGCAAATTCTACCATTCTTCCAACCATCATTTTCAGTATCTGTAAAATTAATTGATGAGATTAATGAAGTAAGAGATATTCCATTTACACTGAATAATATTTCATTTAGAGATGAATATGAAGGTTCTTTTGATAAAAGAAGATATATTCAATATGATTTAGATTTTACTGCAAAAGTATACTTCTATAGCGAACTACCCACTGATGAAAGTGGTGGCATCATTAAGAAAGTTCAAATCGATTACTCTTCCGCAATCAGAGCTCCACGAGAAGTTAGATATGTTGCAACTCCAGCTGCAACAAAAGATTACAACAATGATCAAACAACTACATTAACAGCAACACTAGAAACTTCTAAGACCTTGATGAAGGTTACAAGTTCTGCTTCACTAGAAGTTAGAAAATATATTCAAGTCAATGAAGAAGTGATGCGAATTGAAGAGATTGATGGAACAAACATTATTGTATCTAGAGGACAATATGGTTCATCAATTCAAGAACATTATAGTGGAGATAAAGTTGATCGCATTACAATTGATGATGATGCATTGATTGATCCTGATGATGATTTTGGTTTCAATGAGACTAAAACATTCTTCCAAGATTTTAAGTCATTTAGTTCAAGTCAAGGAAGTGATGTGTAAAGAATGGAAAACACGTTTGATGCTATCGATAAGGCGCTTGATATAAAAGCGGAGATGGTGGAGACTGTCAAAGAAAAACCACCAATAGAAACTCCTGATGATCCACAAAAAGACTATGAATACAGTAGAGCACAACTTTACACTTTAATTGAAAAGGGGCAAGAAGCAGTTAGTGGCATTCTTGAACTAGCTCAAGATAGTCAACATCCTAGAGCATTTGAAGTTGCTGGTCAACTTATTAAGTCTGTAGGTGATGTTACAGA